TTTAGTTTATATAGAAAAAGTTACAATAACAGGATCTGATTGGTATGTAAATTATCATTTAATTGGAGAAGATAAAGACGGAAGTAAAGCTTGGTGGCATTCTGATACTCGTAAAGATGATGAGAAAGCTTTTTTTACTGGATTAGGTTCAGTTACAAAATCATGGCATTTAAATGTAGAAGTAAGTCCTTCAGTTGATGAAGAAACTGATGGAAAGAAATTTCTAGGATGGGACGTTGATGCATCTGATATAACAATACACGACGCTGTAACATGGTTTACCACTGATGATTATAGACCATATACATTTACATGGGGGTCATAGATGGCTAATTATGCAAGAACATTAGACGTAACTGCGAGTCTTTCAAATGCACAATCTGGAACAACTCAATCTTATGTTACTGGAGCAGCTACTTCTACTGGTGATACTGTAACTGTTACTTGTACTGTTAGTACTGGAACATATGGTTATCACGTTTCAACTGCAGTTTACGGTACTCCGGTAAACTGTACTGCAGCAGTAACAACTAATTCTGGTATCAGAGATACAACTAGTTATGGACAACCAAACAATAGTGCTTATCACTCAGGAAATAATCCTAAAGGTGTTATAACAGTAACACCTACCTCTGCGGCAGAAGGTGGTTCATACACCGCTTATGTAGTACATAATTATTTCATTGCGAATTATGAAGGAGAAATAAACGAATGGATGAGATGGTCAGGAAGTCAATATGGAAAAATAACAGGATCTCATGCAAGTAATGCTAATTTTAGTTCAGGTCAAATAGCATTTAGTGCGATTCAATCTGTATTCGGAGGATCTAGTCCTATAAGCTTATCAGAATATGTCGAAGGAGGATCTTACGTTCCTGATAACGACGATAACGATGCAGTATCTAATACCACTGGAGAAAGTGGTGGTATGAGTCTATCTGATTACAGAGATACTACTACAGTTGTACCAATATTTAATTCTGGTACTTTAAGTATGGTTTATCGTGTCGATAATTTGCCCGGTAAAGGTGGTGGACAAATGTCACGTAGAGGGTATAATGTAGGAGTTCATTCGTATAGAGCACCAGTTTGGACAAATTTAGGAAGTACCACTAATAGATTAGTTACAATTAATAGCTCTTCTTATGCAGATTTCGATGGATTATTTGTTCATTATTATTATGGATATTATGCACTTAACATAATTATGTCAGGAGCTAATAATGGTAGTTCTCCTCCAGCAAATTCAACGTGGACTACTTTAAAACTATATAACTCTTCAGGAACCCTTCAACTTACCAGAGCTAGAAGTGGTATGTCATCTGGTACTGGAACACTTCAGAATTATTCAACAAAATCAAGATACTGGACTGTCGCTGCGAATTCTACAATGTATAACCTTATGACATCGTCAAATGGTGGTTATGTAACTATCGAGTAGGAATATTTAACGTATAAATAGAATAAAGAGATTTAAAAAATGGCAAAACCAAATACAAGAGCAACATTAATTTCATACTGCAAAAGAGCATTAGGCCATCCTGTGATTGAAATAAATGTTGATGATGATCAAGTAGATGATAGAATAGACGAAGCTCTACAATTTTATCAAGAATATCATATGGATTCAATGGAAACTGTTTTTCTAAAACATTTACCAACTACTACCGATATTGCAAATGGATATATTACAATTCCAGATTTAGTAACAAACGTAAAAAGAGTGTTTCCAATGGATGAACATGTATCTAATAATTCTATGTTTGATATTAAGTATCAGATTCATTTAAATGATATATATTCGTTGGGTTATATGGGAAGTTTAGTTAATTACGAAATATCAAAACAATGGTTAGCTATGGTTGATCTTATTATCGATAATGACGATCATCATTATGATTTTAATCGCCATAGAAATACATTAAGAATCGATATGGATTGGGAAAAAGATATTGTAAATCCAACTATATTTAATAAATCAGTGCTTGCAATTTCCGGAAAATATGTGATAGATGGCGTTCTTGAAGGAGAAATTAATTTAGATCATGCTGCTACTCATACATTTAATCTTTCTCATGGAACAATGAACGGACATCCTTTAAACATTTCTACTACTCCAGATGGAACACACGGAGGCGGAAGTGCACTTTCTACAGGTGAAGTTGTAATTACTGGAACCGCAGGTTCAACCGGAGCAAAACTAGAATTTACACCTGCTAAGAATGCAAGTGGAAATTATGAAGATGCCACGTACTATTATTATTGTCCTAATCATGCTAACATGGGTGGAAAAATAAATGTGAGTGTTAAATCACAATATATAATGTTAGAATGCACTAGAATATTAGAACCTACTACTTATACAGATATATACAACGATAATTATTTAAAAAGATATGCAACTGCATTGATCAAAAGACAATGGGGAGCAAACTTAATTAAATTCGAAGGAATGGTAATGCCAGGTGGTGTTACATTTAATGGTCGTCAATTATTTGATGATGCGAACGAAGAAATACTAAAACTTGAAGAAGAATGCAGATTGAATTGGGAAGATCCAATCGATTTCATGACGGGGTAAAATAAATGCCGAGATCAGTTTACTTTTCTCAGGCTGTAAAGTCCGAGCAAAATTTATACGAAGACCTTGTGATAGAATCCTTAAGGATTTTTGGACAAGATATGTATTACCTGCCTCGAACAATTGTATCTAAAGATGATTTATTAGGAGAAGATCGAGCATCTAAATTTGATGATTCCTATATGATTGAAGGGTATATTGAAAATACTGAAGGATTTGAGGGAACAGGAGATTTATATTCTAAATTTGGTTTAGAAATAAGAGATGAAGCAACTTTTATTATTTCTAAAAGACAATGGGAAAAATTAATAGGACTTTACGAAGGTGATAATCCAAAAGATAGACCTTTAGAAGGAGATCTATTATTCCTTCCAATGACAAATAAATTCTTCGAGATTATGTTTGTTGAACATGAACAACCGTTTTATCAATTATCAAATTTACCTGTTTATAAATTACAATGCTCATTATTCGAATACAATGATGAAGACTTTGAAACTGGTGATGTTGGAATTGATTCAGTACAAGCTAATTACTCATATCAAACAACAATCGAATACACATGTGCTGTACAAAATGATCATCCAGTAGTTGGAGAAATATTAACACAACAACTATCAAGCTCACCAGCTATTAGCGTATTCGGAGAAGTACAAACACTTGATATACTTTCATCTACAACTGGTAGAATAGGTGTATCTAATATTGGTGTAAGCGGTATTGCTGAAGCACGAGACTTTATAGCTTCTTCTACATTAACCGCATCAGCTGCTCAAGAAAATGGTGAAGCAGCTCATATAGTAACAATAACAAAAGTTTATGATATCGGAGATAATAGTAGCTTCGTAGATCCTACAGATGAAAATGCAGATAATGTCTCATTTGAAGTAGATGCTGACGGATTCTTAGACTTCACTGAAAATAATCCTTTCGGTGACCCATCGGATAATTACTAATGTTTGGTTCTCATTTCTATCATTCAACATTAAGAAAAGCTGTATCGGTTTTTGGTACAATTTTTAATAATATAACTGTGATTCGTTTAGATGGATCTGGTGGTGTATTAAATCAAATAAAAGTTCCATTAGCTTATGGACCAAAACAAAAATTCTTAGCTCGATTAGAAGAAAAAACTGGTACTGATGCATCGATGGCACTTAAACTTCCTCGTATGTCATTTGAAATTTCTAGTATAGAACCTGATACTTCGAATAGATTAGGTAAAATGCAAACAGTAGAAGAAAGGCATGGAACAGATGCAAGTAAAAAACAAACAGTAAAACATGTTACTCCATATAATATTGGAATGCAATTAAGTATATTAGCTAAAAACCAAGATGATGGATTACAAATATTAGAACAAATATTACCATATTTTCAACCAGAATATTCGGTTACAATAAAACCAATAAACGGATGGGATTATAAACAAGATGTTCCTATTGTTTTAACAAGTACATCTATAGAAGATGAATACGAAGGTGATTTTGCATCTCGAAGGGTTTTAACATATACACTTGATTTTACAATGAAAATGAGATTTTTTGGACCAACACAAGATCAAGGAATTATTAAAGAAATCGAAATCGATTATTTTAATCAAGCTAATACATCTGAAAAATATAGTGGATTAAATTACAAGCTGGATCCAACAACTGCAGAAGAAAGCGATACACTTATTACTTCAGGAAGTCCTGGAACGGATCAATATAAAGTTGTTACATCTTATGATCCACTAGGAGTACCAGATAGCTTTACGATTACAACTACTACTCCTTCTGGTACATTTGCTCAACAAGAAATTGTTACATCATCTGTAACTGGTCATACAATGGAATTAAGTAATGCAGTATTACAATCTCCAAGTGGAGCAATATTGACGGTTGCAGCACCTTCGGGTTGGTTGCAAGTTGGCGAAACATTAACTGGACAAACTTCGGGTGCTACCGCGAATGTTGCCAGTTACACATAAATTATATATAAATTATGGATAAGAAAAAGAAAATAGAAGATAGTCTCGCAAAGAACTTACCACAGAAAAACAAATCTGTTCCTCAAGTATACATCGATGATAAAGATATTAAAGATGATTACGAATTTTCACGCGATACATACAGAGATCTTATTCACAACGGAACAAGATCTTTAGATGTTATGCATGAATTAGCAAGAGAATCAGAACATCCAAGAGCATTTGAAGTATTAAGTAATTCAATTAAAAACATTGCTGATGTTACAGATAAACTAATGAATCTTCAAAAAATTAAAAAAGATTTAAAGAAAAAAACACCTGAAGAAGAGTTACGAAACGTAACAAATAATAATGTATTCGTTGGAAGTACAACAGATCTGCAAAGAATGTTAAATGCAAAAGATGATGTGATAGAAGTTAATGGCAAGAATAAAGAATAACGAATTCGGTTACCTAGGAAACACTAATGTCAAAAGAGATGGTGTTGAAGAAGGTTTTACCGTTGAACAAGTTAGAGAATACAAAAGGTGTATGGAAGATCCTGCGTATTTTGCAACGACATATGTAAAAATTATTTCTTTGGATGATGGTTTAGTTCCATTCGAATTATATCCGTATCAAGCAGAAATGTTCGAACATTTTAATGCGAATCGATTCAGTATGTGTTTAGCATGTCGACAAAGCGGTAAATCAATTTCAAGTGTTGTATACTTATTATGGTATGCATTATTTCATTCAGAAAAAACAATTGCAATCTTAGCTAATAAAGGTGTTGTTGCCAGAGAGATGTTAGCTCGTGTAACATTAGCTTTAGAACATATCCCATTCTTTTTACAACCAGGAACGAAAGCACTTAATAAAGGTTCTATTGAATTCTCAAATAATTCTCGTATAATAGCAACCGCAACTTCAGGATCTTCAATTAGGGGATTATCTGTTAATTTATTATTCTTAGATGAGTTTGCTTTCGTAGAAAATGATGCAGAATTCTATACATCTACATATCCTGTAATTTCATCAGGTACTGATACTAAAATTATTATAACATCTACCGCAAACGGAGTAGGTAATATATTCCATAAGTTATGGGAAGGTGCAACCTCTGGAGAGAATGAATTTAAACCATTTAGAGTAGATTGGTGGGATGTTCCAGGTAGAGATGAAGCTTGGAAAGCATTAACAATTGCGAATACTTCAGAGATTCAGTTTGACCAAGAGTTTGGAAATACCTTCCTAGGCAGGGGCGGGACGCTAATTGATGCGAATGCTTTACTTGCTCAGAAGATGCATGAACCAGTAATGGTAAAAGAAAACGTATATGTGTACGAAATGCCATTACAAAATCACGAATATGTGATGTGTGTAGACGTCGCCCGCGGGCGGGGGCAGGACTATTCGACATTTACTGTAATAGATGTATCAGTAAATCCGTTTAAACAAGTTGCAGTATTCAGAGATAATACAATATCGCCGTTATTATTTCCAGATATTATATTTAAATACGCAACGATGTTTAACAAAGCGTATTGTGTTGTAGAATCTAATGATGCTGGTCAATTAGTATGTAATGGATTATACTATGATTTAGAATATGAGAACATGTTTGTAGAATCTACAGTAAAAACTAACGCAATTGGAGCAACAATGTCACGTAGAGTGAAGAGAATTGGTTGTTCAAACATAAAAGATTTAATAGAACAAAAGAAAATACACATAGTAGATGCTAATACAATTGTAGAAATGAGCACATTTGTAGCGAAAGGACAATCATATGAAGCATCTCTAACAAATCATGATGATTTAATGATGAACCTAGTCTTATTTGGCTGGTTTACAACAACAGATATATTCTTAGGTATGACAGATATAGAAATGAAAACGATGTTATATCAAGAACAATTAAAAGCAATTCAGGAAGACGTAGTCCCATTTGGATTCGTTAACGATGACCCAGAAAAACCGAAGCATGAAATAGATGATGACGGTCAAATATGGTTCGAAACCGATAGCGGTAAACATTCGGGAGTTTTCTAGAATATTTTATATTATAAATATAAGTATGAATGCAACAGTTGTTGCTTAACTTATTATGTGGACATATAACTAATAACTCAATTGAGAGGAAAAAGCGATGGCATTTCAAGTATCACCTGGTGTACAGGTAAAAGAAATTGACGCTACAAGCGTTGTACCTGCCGTTTCTACCAGTATTGGTGGATTCGCTGGGTCATTTAATTGGGGTCCGGTCGACCAAATAACAGATATAAGCTCTGAAAAGCAGCTTGCAGAAGTTTTTGGAACTCCAGATTCTAATACTTTCAAATACTTTTTAAGCGCAGCTGGATTTTTAAAATACGGTAATGCTCTAAAAGTTGTCCGAGTTGCAAGTGGTCACTTAAATGCGACTGCTGGTACTCAGGGCTTATTAGTCAAAAACGATGTACATTACAATGATAACTACTCGAGCGGTCAAGCACACGATACTCAAGTTGCAGAATGGGTTGCAAAATGCCCAGGAACACTTGGTAACAGCTTAAAAGTTTGCGTTATAACAGAAGGTGTTTCTAACTTTGCTAGCATAGAATATATGACAGCAGTTGGAAAATATTCTGATTTATTCGACGCAGCTCCAGGCACTTCCGATTATGCAGTTTCATTGGGTAAATCTACAATTGGAGATGAACTTCATGTAGTCGTGGTTGACGAAGGAGGCTTAATTTCTGGAACAGCTGGAACTGTTTTAGAAACGTTTGCCTTTATGTCGCAGGGATCAGATGCTAAAAAATCTGATGGAACTTCTAACTATTATGTAGATGTAATCAATGCTGGTTCAGACTACATACGTTGGGCAAACCATCCTGCAACTTTAGGAAACGCGGGGGTATTAATATCCTCAGCTTCATCAATCGCCGGTTCTACAACAGCTATAGTTGATTCTTTAGCTCACGGAACTGACGATAATGCACCAACAAATGGCGAAGTTTCATTAGGTTACGACCTTTTGGCTGACGCTGAAACTGTTGATGTACAATTGTTGTTTGCTGCTCCAGACACGCACGCAACACCGAATGTTATAGCACAAAAATTAATTGCGGTAGCAACTGCAAGAAAAGATTGTATGGCATTCGTATCACCACCAATCGAAGACACAGTAAATGAATCTGCACCAGCAGCTGCTGTAAAAACTTGGGCTGACTCGCTCTCTTCAAGTTCTTACGCTTCCGCTGATTCAACTGCACTTTACGTATATGATAAATATAACGATAAGTACAGATGGATAGGAGCAGGTGGACACATTGCTGGTCTATGCGCTGCAACTGATCGTACAGCTGATGCATGGTTCTCACCTGCAGGAGCTTCACGTGGTCAATTGTTTGGTGTAGTTAAATTGGCTTATAATCCAGTTAAAGCTGATAGAGATACTCTCTATAAAGCAAGGGTTAATCCAATTGTCTCATTCCCAGGAGAAGGAACACTTCTTTTTGGTGATAAAACATTGCTTTCAAAACCGTCAGCATTCGATCGTATTAACGTACGTAGATTGTTTAACACGATTGAAAAAGCAATATCAACCGCAGCAAAAGCACAGCTATTTGAATTCAATGATGAATTTACAAGAGCACAGTTTAAAAATCTGGTTGAGCCGTTTTTAAGAGATGTTAAAGGGCGCAGAGGCGTTACAGACTTCTTAGTAGTTTGTGACACAACTAATAACACAGGTCAAGTGATTGATAGTAATAATTTTGTAGCTGATATCTTTATCAAGCCTTCAAGATCTATTAACTTTATTACTTTGAACTTTATAGCAACAAGAACGGGCGTTTCATTTACTGAAATAGCTGGTTCATAAGGAGGCAATCATGGCAATTTTAGGTGTAGACGATTTTAAAGCTAAACTTACTGGCGGTGGAGCACGTGCTAACTTGTTCAAAGCAACAATTAACTTTCCAGCTTATGCTGGTGGTGATGTTGAATTGACTTCTTTTATGTGTAAAGCAATTTCAATACCAGCTTCTACTATTGGAGCAGTTGAAATGAAATTCCGTGGAAGAACATTTAATATAGCAGGAGATAGAACATTTGAAAATATTTCTTTCACTGTTATCAATGATGCAGACTTTAAAGTTAGGAACGCGTTTGAACGATGGATGAATGGTATAAATAGTAATGTTAGTAACACAGGTTTAACTAACGTTGCTGATTATTCATCAGACGTTGTTATTGAACAGCTTAATAAAGCTGGCGATACCGTTAAAAAATATGATGTAAGAGGGTGTTGGCCCGTATCTGTTGCAGCGATCGAATTAGGTTACGATCAAGAAAATGCAATAGAAGAGTTTGCTGTTGAAATGACAGTAACTTATTGGGAATCTGACACTACTTCTTAAGTAGTATAAATAGTATTAGAAGAGGGGAATTTATTTCCCCTCCGATAATATGAGGAAATAAATTATGGCAGAATTTTTCGGATTCGAGATAAATAGAAAAGGTACGAAAACCCCAGATAGGGTTTCATTTGTACCTGATACAGAGCAAGATGGTGCTGGAGTTATTACTTCCGGTGGACATTTTGGCGCTTATTTAGATCTCGATGGCGACAAAGCAAAAAATGAAATAGATTTAATATTAAAATATAGAGATGTAGCAAGTCATCCAGAAACTGATGCTGCTATTGAAGATATTATCAATGAAACTATTGTAGGTGACCAAGATGGTGCACCTGTTAATATTATATTAGATAAAACTTCTCTTTCAGATAGTGTAAAAAAGACTATTCGAAGTGAGTTTAAAACAGTATTAAAATTATTAGAATTCACATCATTCGGATCAGATTGGTTTAGAAAATGGTATGTGGATGGAAGATTACCTTATCACGTGATTATTGATGAAAATAATCCTAAAGGTGGTATAAAAGAGCTTAGATATATTGACCCTATAAATTTAAGAAAGGTCAAAGAAATAGAAACTAAGCCAGATGATACTACTGGTGCAGAAGTAATCGTAAAACAAAAAGAGTATTTCTTATTTCAAGATAATAAAATGGGAAATGCCAATACAGGTTTAAAAATACATCCTGATTCGATAATATATGCGACTTCAGGTATGTTAGATCCTTCAAGAAAAAGGATCTTATCTTATTTGCATAAAGCAATTAAGCCAGTGAATCAGCTAAGAATGATGGAAGATTCACTTGTAATTTATAGAATATCACGTGCACCAGAACGAAGAATATTCTATATTGATGTTGGTAACTTACCTAAAGGTAAAGCAGAAGAATATTTAACCAACATCATGAATAAGTATCGTAACAAAATGGTTTATGATGCAAACACTGGTGCGATTAAAGATGATCGTAAACATATGTCTATGTTAGAAGATTTCTTCTTACCAAGACGTGAAGGTGGAAGAGGTACTGAAATTAGTACTTTACCAGGTGGCGAAAATCTAGGACAAATTGATGATATTATATATTTCCAAAAGAAATTATATAAATCGTTAAATGTTCCTATGAGCAGATTAGAACAAGAAGCACAGTTTAGTTTAGGTAGAAGTACAGAAATTACACGTGATGAAGTTAAGTTTAAGAAGTTTATTGATAGACTTCGTAAAAGATTCTCTGATCTCTTTATGCAAGTATTGAAATCTCAATTATTGCTTAAAGGGGTAATTACAAAAGAAGATTGGAAAGGAATGAGACAAGATATTGTTTTTGATTTT